GCGACGGCGGAGCGTGATGAGGCAGTGGAGAAGGTGAAGAATCTGACGGCGGAGCGTGATGAGGCAGTGGAGAAGGCGAAGAATCTGACGGCGGAGCGTGATGAGGCAGTGGAGAAGGCGAAGAATGTGACGGCGGAGCGTGATGAGGCAGTGGAGAAGGCGAAGAATCTGACGGCGGAGCGTGATGAGGCAGTGTTGCAACTAGATGCGCAAGCGAAGAAGGCGAAGGAGGCGAAACTGCAGAAGGAGACTTTGCAACACGCCAATTATGTCCTCGCTGGTCGGCTGAATGCGGCGAACGCGCAGCTGGAGAAGGCGAACGCGGCGAACGCGCAGCTGACTGCGGCGAACGCGCAGCTGGAGAAGGCGAACGCGGGTGTGAGCGTGCAGGCGCCTGAGGCTGGTGAGGATGTCCAAATGTCGGATAGCGATCACGAGGATCATGCGCCTGAGGATGTCTCAATGACGGATAGCGATCACGAGGATCAGGCGCCTGGGGATGTCTCAATGACGGATAGCGATCACGAGGATCAGGCGCCTGGGGATGTCCAAATGACGGATAGCGATCACGAGGATCAGGCGTCAGCTGGAATGTCCTATCGGGACGAAGGGCTTCCAATGGAAGTGAATTTAATGGAAGTGAAATCAATGGAAGCGCATAGAATCGATTTCGTGCCGTCGTCGGGTGAGAGGTATGATGAGAGTGAGTCGGATGAGGCGTCGGGTAGCGAGGATCTCCAGGCTGGTGATGAGAGTGAGTTGGATGAGGCGTCGGGTAGCGAGAACTCCCAGGCTGGTGATGAGAGTGAGTCGGGTAGGGATGATCTCCAGGATGAGAGTGAGTCGGATGAGGCGTCGGGTAGGGAAGACTCCCAGGCTGGTGATGAGAGTGAGTCGGATGAGGCGCCGGGTAGCGAGGATCTCCAGGCTGCGACTCAGCCATACCGGGATGAGCCAGAGTCAGGCGGGGTGTCGTCAGAGTCAGCTGGTGCAGAGCAGTGCGGTGAGAAGGGGTGCCATAAATGGCTGGTCGATAAAAACATGTACTGTACGAAGAATGCAAAGGGCAAAAAGTACTGCAACCAATGGCACTCATGCGAGGAACCTGATTGCGACAAAGAAAGGATCTCGGCGAAAATCAAGCTCTGCAATGACCATCGCTGCCACGGGACAAACAAAGACGGCGAGCGCTGTAAAAAAAAAGCGGAATCGTGTCACGTAGTTCGCCATATGACAGCGAATCGGAACTATAACGGTGGAGCTTCATCGTCGAGACGGCAGGGACAGCGGCAACAACAGTTGAGGTAGACGCAGTCCTCCCAAACGTGGAGCTTCATCGATGATGGTTCATTCTACACTACTACATTTACGTGCATGTAACAGTAACAGTAACAGTAAACACAGTTTTTTGTTCTGACATATGCGCCTGTCGTAATATATGAACAATCTGATGGGTACTCAAGTCGATCATCTAGAGGTCGCCCCTCGTATGTGGGACAAAACGCTCGCTGCATCTTACATGCCCAATATCTCGCCAACGGATTCAAGCGTGCCAATGGCAGATCCAAACGCGACATCAGGTGGTGTTTCAGGTACAAGAACAACAACCACACACAGGGTCCCAAATCCACCAACGCTATCTTTCTTTGCGCGCTTTCGAGCATATCTTATTCCTGCCATCTTTATCATCTGTCTACTCATTGTTGCGTATATTCTTTGGAAATACTTTACCAAGTATCGCAACTCAAAGATCGCAAATGGAGAATGTCCAGCTATGAAATGTCCTAACACGGACAGCAGTTTGTCGGACCCAATCACACTGATACAATCGGAAGATATGTCGAAGTATGAAATCGATTCTGATGAAGAAGATGATGATGACACGAAACGCACAACGCCCACTCGTCCATCTCGGCTGCCAATTCTTCTCGAACTTAAGGAAAATTCCAGTTCAAGTGAAGATGAAGATGAAGATGACGATAGCAGCGAAGAGGAAGGTGATACCGATGAAAATACAGATGATAATACAGAGGGAAAAGATGAGAATCCCGAGGAGCCTGATATCGCCGAGATCGAAAGGTTAATCATGAACTCCGAAAATGCAAGTCGACTAGATGCAAGTAGTATGGTTGACGAAGATGATACGTTCTCGTTACAGATGCCGTCGTACATCACTGAAATCACCGAGGAGGCCGAAGTTCATGAAGTTTGCGACGATGTCAAGCCCGTAAAGCGACAAACGCGAGAGCCTCGTAAATCTAAGCGGGTTACATTATAAAGACGCTACATTCTTTTTTTTGACTATTTGAAGACGACTATATACACCAACATGCTTGCGAATGCGAATGCGAACGCGAACAGCTCTATTGTCAAAGAATGCGTGGAACTCGTTACGCAATACAGCCAGCTGAACATCTCTGGTCAGTTTAAGCCTACACTTTCCATTCCGCTCGTCGTAGCATATTCAACCATCCATCCCAAGCATATTCCATATCCCAAAACAGATGTAGCTAAGAAGATCATTAAGTTCTTTGAACGTTATTCAACAGAAATGTACTTTGTAGAAACACTGAAGGAAATTTTAGAGTCCTCTCTTGATAACGACGATACGCTTTTGTTGACTAGTAATGAACGAGAAAAAATCGACACGATTCGGAAACGTTTGCTTACGAATCATCAAAGCCTGATCGATAACTTGTCAATGGCTGTAGATACCATGGTAGCGCAGGTTTTCTCTAACCTTACATTCGACGAGGTAAGCAATGAAGTCATTGAAACGATCTACATCTGTATGAAACAATCAGGGTTGGCAAGTGTTGCGGCGATTCGCGAGGCGGTACGTCCATTCGTGTACGTTGGGTTTCGTTTGATTGAACGGTTGCAAGCACTCCAACTATTGGACTCGGACCGGGTTACGCTAATTCGAAGGTTAAACGAAGATCTTAAAGAAGCGTTAGTTGGGGTTCGCCATGAGTTCGACACGAAAGGTACGTTCAATCACCTTCAAACCTTTGGCCTTGTTCCTGCGGAAGGTAACAATGGCTCATTACAAGCTGTGATTTCCAAGTTACTCCATGTTGAGATCGCCCGCGACGCAGATCTTAAGGTCGTGTCCTCGTTACTCAAGAAACGATCTATGGATTCTGGTACTTCAACCGGGATACTTATTTTCGTGAGTCCTCATCCGGATCTGTACTTTAACATGAACTCATTAACGAAAGTCACCAAAGGTAGACCGCCGTCAATTGCAGAAGGTATAAATGTGAATAAGATTCGTACGTGTGATATTATCAAAGTGGGAGATCCACCTACTGCAACAGCGTCGTCTGTCCAAACGATTAATGTGAACGTGAACACAGCATGTGCTTACATTCTATGGACGAATAATTTGACTTCATTCAAATGGCGAGAAGAACCAGTTGATGCCGCTATGATAAAAAAAATCCTCCGGGTGAAGCCATCGCAAACCATCGAGCAATTTAATACATTATTTGAAAGTGCAATTGGATCTTCACGTGAGCACGATGGATTGATCTTCAATCGAGTGAAGTATATGTCTTTCACAGATGCAGTAACAGAGGAAAGTTTCTTGGATATTCTAACCGTACGTATAGTCGACTACTTGCTTGATCAACTGGTTCACGTGGCAGTGTCAGCACTAACCGATACAATTATGACTGAGAACTTCCTTGTCAAGCTTATTGAAACCTTCGACACTGCTAAAAAAGAACTTGGTGTACCGCGCGAAGTAACACTATCGGCGCATTGTCATATCATCTATGCTTCCATCGCTATGAAGGCAGCGTTAACCATAAAAAAGGACTTGTTGTTTCTCTGCACCCAACCTGCTGAAGATCTTCCATTTGCGAATACACCTTTCGCCGCCACCCCGACTTCAGACACGCCAATCACTCAACCAGCGCTAACAAAGTTAGTGAAGTTGGTTGTTCAATCAAATGACAATATATATAGTCGCGTGATTGCTAGTCACTACTTACACATTGCTTAGATGAGTAACAGCTCTGTGTGTTCCTGTGTGCTATTATTCAGGTTTCGTTTGTATTTGTCAAAGGTTTCAGACATATAAAAGCCGATCCAAGTGGGGTACGTATCCCACGCAAGTATTTCTTTGTACACGTCAATCAGACGGGCGTGATTCACAGCGAATGCTGCTCCACGATTTTTCTCAGCAAAGTACAAATCGGCATAGAGCAACCGAAGCTTCACTACGGGATGGGCAATCTGCATCATAAACGCTCCGATCGTTTGACGAATACACGGAACTGGTTCGTACATGGCGATGTTATACATGTGTAAAAGACAGACGCATTGTTTGTCGTTTTTGATGCGTGCGGTACTTTTTTTCATTCGAAAATCATACGGAACATTAAAATCTGCGTCCAAGTATGATTTGAATGTATACTCTTCATAATGCTCTGCAATGAGCTGTTTTAAATATCTAGTAACGGCATCTTTGTACTTTGACGCTAGAACAATGAATGCTACCGCGGCGTTGGCACTATCTTCCAGATTGTTAACAAATATAATCCCCTTTGATACTGCTGGTGTAGTTCGAACAAATTCAATGACTAGGGCCGTGATTTCCATGCGGAGTTGGATCCTTGTTTTTTTAAATTTGTCTACTCTATTCTGTTGTCCGACAACAGTCCCACCGTGTTTGATCTGAGCGGTTTGATGATCGTATTGCGGATGTATCTCTTTGATGGTAGACTCTACGAAACGCATTGTCGCTTGATCGATATGTTGATTGTAGCCCGAGACCGAACTTAGATATTGGCATGCAACCGCCTTTACCAAGTACACTGAAGGGTACGCTGCAATTGCGTAACATACACGACAGCTGTTCATTGTGAGCAGTAATTCTTTCTCGCCTAGCTGTGGTCGCAACGTTACAGGGTTAAAAGACTCTTGAAAGCTTTCCTTGTTCCGTTCACGCACAGCAATAATCATTTCTGTTAGTACCTTCCGCGGCTCAACCGCGATGAGCATAAACGGGTAGCTTTTGCATGCAATCAAACCTTGAACAAGTATTGCGTTCTGAGTAGCGGCAACTTTACAAAAGATACTACGAACATCATCGATTTGAGAGTCCAAGGTGAACCGTGCCTGTACATTCTGTGCGATGGCAAGAATCGATTCAAGTTTTATTTGGAGCACGTCTGGCATCTTTTGTCTATATTCAACAATATTCGACGGTTATATTAATTGCCTGTTTGCTTCACGAGTCATTTTCGAATTTGCCCAGACAGAAACCAATGTCGATCGGTGATACCCAAGGTGAGTATATCTCATTTGGACAAGCAACATTTGGTAATGTGATTTTGGATACACCGATGGCGGTCGGGGAGTTCTTCACAATTTGCACGGAGCGTGTAGCATGTGAGCGATTCGGCCAGGAGTTCAGTATGATCCGGGGCATGATCGCTTGCATGTTCTACCCCACGTACCGTATATTCGAGGGACGTCTTCTAATCAACGATGATCAAATCCCATTTACCAATACGTCAGAGCTGTTCACGTACTTGACGCAAACGCTCCATCTCGAACCGAATGAGATCGCGCTCCATGAAGAACAAGATATCAACAAAGTTGGGTTTGCTCTATCGATTCAAGGTTTACGAAAGTGCGCTACAGTATTTGAATCGATTCGCGTTGCTCTTCTTCACGCCGAGATGATCACGAAAGCATACGAGGAGGTGAAAAAAAATCAGTGATGTCTTCACAGCTTACATCTCCGAACGCTCTTCGCAACCTCGGCTTCGTTAACCAATCCTCGATGAGCGTCAATGCATTCAAGAACACATTTAGCACGAGAATGAGCATTCGAATCTTCGATGTAGCGTGGATTCTTTTCGACCAACGTTAGGTGAACATTTAAAAGCTTGAATGGAATAACACACACAATCGTGTTATGCGTTTCAGTCTGGCGACGAAGTATTTTCCTGGCCTGGTACTCAATGCTTTTGTTGTACAATCCAGTCACATATTCACCGCGGCCAAACACCGACGGGATGTACCGTTGTCGAAAGCAATAATCAATCGAAAATGTTTTGTTGACACATTTACCTAGTACTTCTTCTAGTAATCCCGAATGATTCATAGTCCCAACATCAACTAATGCATGGCCATTAAGAAGATGAATTTCCTCGGCGTTACCGATCTCAATGAGTGATTCCACAAGGTTGTCTATGAATTCCGATGGTTCATTTGCATAAACGACCATGAATCCATACTCGACAGGTGTGTCCGAGGTATCCGCTCTTTTAAAATGGCCTATGGGATTGTGGGTGGTGTCGTAGCGTAACTCACTAAACGCGCATCTGCGATACGTTGCCTGTACGAATATGGCAGTCTCCATGATGTCAATAATGTTCATGCCAATAGAAACTTGAGGTAAGTAATGTTCTGGGATGTCAGTCGTAGCGACTCGACTATGTGGGCACTTGAACTCAAACAAAACTAACTTCGAGGGATCCGATGTTTCTGACTTCGGATCAACACAACCCAATTCTTCTTTCAACTTATGCGAAGGAACCACTGCTAAGCCATCGGGACTGTATGACAAGTAGCCATTTTTGTAGGGGATGCTACCCGTTTCGCGAATGGTGCACGCGAATCGTTCTTCGCAGTGAAGACGAATGAATTCTTCAAATACGTTTCCCCAGTGAGTAATAACGTTTCCAACAAAGGGTTTAAATCCCAGCTTCTCAAGAATTAGTTTATTAACAGTCTTATTTTTGTTTTGCTTCAAAACGGTTGAGATTTCACTACCACCGATGAAATCTTTACGAAGCTCTTTCCATTCGTCTGTGCCTTGATTTGGCAGATGGTCGTACTGCCGAATGAATTCTTCGAGAAGCTTATGCTTTCGCATTGTCATTTGGTATATTACTTGTTGATTACCTTCATTTTGCAATGAAATTGAGTGAAAACCGTAATAACATAGTACCAAGAATGGATTATGAACGCACGTCAAAGCGAGCACGGTATGACGCTCAAGTCGACTTGTCACAGTTTAACTCGTGTACTGCATTAACGATAAAAGAAAACAAAAAGATCGAGGTTATTGAAGGATGCGAGGCGTTGTGTGTTCTCTCTTTGACTCGCACCATTGTTAAAACAGTTGCCAATTGTCCGCGTCTTCACACCTTTGACATTATTGATAACAATGGATTAACTTCTATTTTGCTCCCTTCGACGCTTCAAGCGCGGATCGCGGACTGTCGCGACTTGCAGCATTTAGAGTTAACGCGTGCATTATCTGTGTACCTCGATGACCTGCCAAAATTAACGCGTTTGCAAATACCCGTCGTCAGGGAGTTAGTGTTTTCAAATTTTCAGTGGACAAGTACGTTTTCCATGATAACGCAACTCTCCAATCTGCGTGTACTTAAGATTATCAACGTCACAAACGTTCAAGAAACATTGTTGCAAGTACTTCCTTGCTCTGTCGAGGTTATGGTCATTAAAAATTGTTCAATAAGCACGCTGACTGGCGTGACTGGCCGGCGGGAGCTGACGGTGTCTCGATGCAGTTTGCTAACTTCCATAGAGAACATCTCAGATGTAGCGACCATTGCGATATCAGGTTGCGACAACCTTTACTACATTCGAAACGTTAGCAAGAGTACCATGGTAGTCAACAATTGCAATCGTTTAGTAACATTGGACGAACTACGGTTGGGTAAGTTGATCGTGGAGTATTGTTTCAGACTTGTAGTGATATCTAAGCTCGACGTCCGCCGACTGTGCGTTCGTCGTTGCCCACTCCTGAAAGAACTTTTTGTACACACGAAAACGACCCGGCTCACTGTCGATCACTGCAATGCTCTCGACTCAGTCAACTTTTCTGATACTCCTATCCTTAGTTACACTGAATTGCACATTGAAATGTATGGAGATACCAAGATTCGCATTATTAAAGATTGGTATGTGGCGACGCTACTTGTGAAAGCGAATACATACTTGGAGCAAATCAAAGGTGTATGTAATCTTGACAGCCTAAGTTTGATCGAGTGTAGCAACCTACAAACAATTCACAATTTGTTTGTTCGTAAAAACATGACTATCGAATCATGTGTAAATCTTGTATCGTTTAACAATGTGTATGGATATGCCAACCTTAGCATTGTGGATTGCCCTCGATTAACCACCCTAGGCATGCGTCTAATTCCGTCAAAAATTGCCATCTTGCATTGCCCGGCGCTAAATATTTGTGTGGATGGTAGCATTCTTAAGTGTATCTCACTAGGCAACTGTGGCATCGGGCTCGTGCGTAATTTCTCTCTATTGACTGAGTTGGATATACACCAAGTTCGTGGCATACCTGACATGCGGTCAACCTCAGGGACACAAACTATCGTAGCATGCCGGTTCGCAGAACGAATGCGACGATTTGAAACAATTTCACGTTTATTAGCTCGTTGGTTTCGAGCTCTTCATGCTCGGCGTCGATATCAAAAGTACCTTTCTCTAAAAGCATCCAACGACCTTTACGATTGCCCGATATGTCAAGAGCCCACGGAATTAGAGAATGCTTCGTTTACGCGATGTGAACACCTCTTCCATAGCGGTTGTATAGCGCAATGGATGTGCATTCGTCAACGCTGTCCGGTGTGTAATGGGAAATAAACCTATTGTAAGCTTACGACAGACATCAATATAGTTTGTATGCTCACGGCAATTCCCAACAAAACCTAGCTCGGCCATGGATGAAAAAAGCATTATCGAGCATGGATCCAACATTTCAGGCATGAGTCTACTACTCAACGTAGAAAAAATATCTAGTTCCATCGATATCGACGACATGGAACGCAAAGTCAAGAATATGTACATTGAAGTTGCAAACGAAACAGAAGCAGAAGCGGAAGAAGAGGGCGAAACGGATATTCTAAATGAATACGAACAAGCGATGGAGGAGATCGAATCCGTCATAGCTGGAGGAGATAATCATGGTAGTAACGACCACGATGAAGACGATGGTGACGACGACGACGAAGATGACGACGACGATGATGATGACAATGATGACGATGACGATGACGATCGGCCGGTAGTAGCGCACAATGGAAAGCCAGCAGATTCGCTTTATGCTCGAAAGACGCGCGATGAACATCTCCAGTCCAGCATTTCCCGAGTAATGGAAACTGTACCCAATATGAATATTGACATGGAACAGGAGATTGAAGAAGAACGCAAGAACTCTCTGTTAGAACAGATTGAAGCATTGCGAGATGATCTTGGCGAGCTTGGGGTGTCCATAGATGGCTCCCAATACTATGTTTCATATGACGCACCGCTAAAGCGTATTGAAGAAGTGCATCGTAGACTTGGTTTCCGATACAACAAGCTCAAATACAACAGTATCGCTGAAGAAGCTTTAGTTGCCGGTGCTTCGTTATTGGAAATGGTGTTTAACGGAAAGCACGAATATTTTGGCTGCCGACCAGACATCACTGGATATTCCGATGTAGTGAAGTCAAAACTAAAGCGTATTCGAGTTGAAACAAGCACTGCCGTTAGCCGGTTTGTTGCCAAAAATAATGTCGGAGTTGCTCCTCGTCTCATGATGGAACTCTTACCATCGCTCATCACACAGTCCCAGCGACGTAAGCTTCAGGTGGGCGACAGTCTTAATGCTAATGTCGGATACAAAAAAAATAGTATTCGCGGACACATTAGCGATCTTAACAATATGATACCAGGATAGATTGTTTCTTTTTTTGACCCGCGAAAATGTTTACTGCGCCGGTTTCGTAGCGCTAGATGCTTCAGAGGGTTTCCGGAATTTTAAAGCCCCAAGCCCGAGTGCACCAGCACCCATTAGCGCGCCAAGAAGGTACGGCCACCATTGGTTAATATGGGTTAATCGCTTCATACCGAGCTCATTAATCGTCAGACGGTTGTCTTTGTTCTTGTCTGTTGGATTAAACTCAACTGAAAACCCAGCAATAAGACAAACACTTCCGATAATAAGAATGAATATCAACAGCAACGTTACTGTTGGGTACTTGGCAACATACGCTTTGATAGGGGAGCCCATAATTAAAATGATGAATTTACTGTCGTTCTATAGGCTATATATTAGTACTGGACAATATGACAGTCAAAATAAAATATTGCCACACGTTTACCGTTAAGCGACGCTCTTAGCAATTCGGTTAACGCGACTCGCGGCATACCCAGACCCACATGCTAAGAGAAACGAAATGCCTGCACTCAATCCGAATCCTAAAAGCATTCTTTTCTTTGTCGCTTTGACTTGCTTTTCTAGTGTGTCTCCTGTGCCAATAATCGTGTGAATATCTTTCACCCCAAACCCAAACACAGTGCCCAAGGTACCAGCGATTAATAGTAGAATAATAGTTGTACCAATTAATAATCGTTTTGTGTGTTGTAGCAAATCTGAAGCGTTAGAGGGGTTAACCCCCATCCGACTAAAAAATCTTGGCATTATTAGTATGACGAATTAGTAGAAACAATGTATACAGTGATACAGTGTTGATTATATATTAGTTGCTTCATAGTCATATACTTCCAAGTATTAAAATACGCAAGCATAATGGAGATTCCTGTATGTAGCACAATCTTTCTTCAAGGTGTCTTTTTCAGTCAAATTCAGACTTTAGAGGAACGTATGATCGAAGAGAATATTGCGCATCACGAGGAAGTTGCTGGGGACTCGGCTGCATTGACAAATCGAATCGCCGATATCCGCATCACTCGTTTCCGTAACAAAAAACAATGGGCGGAAGCGTATAAGGATACAACGCTCAAGTGTTGGTACTGTGGTCTTAGTTTCAAGGGGCTTCCATCTTTTATTCCTCGCCAGATCCGCAGCACAACACGGGGAAAAGAGTACGATACAATGGGCCTCTTTTGCGGATTTGCATGTGCGTTTTCATTCTTGAAATCACAAGCTGAATTTGTAAAAGACAAATCGTACTTAGACAAACTCACAATGTTGAAGATGCTGTTTTCGCAGTTCTACAACAGACGCATCACAGAGTTCAAAGAAGCGCCTTACATTTACGATTTAGCATCGTACGGTGGCCACATTGATATTGTCGAATACCGAACTGCGCTACGTGTGATCAACACGGCCATAATTGCTGACGCTAAACCGATCTATGCTGACGCTAAACCGATCTAGGTCGAAGTCATTTTTTTGTTGCCATTTTTAGTTTTGCTGTGTCGAACAAATCCGAAACGGTTCAAGCAATGAGTTCGACCACATACATCTCTATCGATGTTGCGGTAAGAAGTCTGGCTATAGGCGTATACCGACTAAAACCCTTCGTCGCAATCGATACATACAAGGATTCCAACCCAGAAACAATGAATACAAAGTTGAACTCCATCATCGTGCCGATACGAATGCAAGTACTCGACATTAACTACGGGAAAAAAACGAAGGAGACATCGGTTGTGGAGAAGGCCGTCGCTTTAAAATCAATTCTTCAACAGATGGACGATGAAATTCATGAGGAAATCAAGAACGACCATGTGTGCGTTTTGGTTGAGTACCAGCTTCCGTCAAACCATGGAGCGAACGCTATCTTCAATATGCTTGTGATGCACTACGCCGCCAACTATCCCATCCACGTTATGAAACCCTCCTGGAAGAACACGATTTCCCTTCATCCCTTGCTAACCCATGCAGCATTCTTAGGACACTGCTCTTCGAATTACGCAGCCAACAAACAACACACAAAGCACAATATGCTTTACTTCCTGACAATGATCGATCGAATGGATATGATAAACGGCATCGCAAAGAGAAATTTAGATGATATCGCCGACACTCTGATGCAATGCTTGGCGCATCACAAAAAAAATAGACGTATTTAGTCTTCGCTGCGCGTGAAGATACGCGTCTGCGAGGCTTGGCCAGTTCGAGCATTGATGGTTGTGATTGGCACTTCCAGAGCATTCGTCGGGACTCCGTCCTCGTCTAGCTCGAGCTCTTGTCCAGTGCTTGCATCTACGACAACTTGACGCGTGAGCTTGACGTTTCCGTCCGCGAGGTTTTCGACCTTTGCGTTATATTTGTCTTCCAATTCGGAAGGGCTTAGCTTGCGGTACGCATCGAACCCGGGCGAGTCTTTTCCAAATACTTTCTCAGCTTGTACCTTCTTACTCTTGATGCGCTTTTTCATTAAATCTTCGCCAAGTGCTGCATCCTTTTCTTGTTGCTCAAGCATCGACTTGATAATCGAGTTGTGCTTGTTATAGTAGTCCACCCGCTCGCGATTCTCCTTAAACGAACCCATTAGCGTCCATCGATTCAGCGGGAACGAAACGATATCATACTTTGACGAGGACCCGTATTTGTGAATGAACGCATCAACTTCTTCTTTGGTATCCTTCACGTCATATACGATCATGGCATGTTCGAGATCAGGCTTGACATTGTAAATATTGTGCGTCGCTTCACGCATTTTTTCATAGTTCACGTCGTAGTAGGTGTTGAACCGACAGTGCGTATCGTTAGGGGGTATATTTTTATACACATCCTCATTTCGCATCGAGATATCCTTGCGTTCCGGATCATTATCAATCACGTTACCACCTTCTTCAACATGCTTGTCGATGTCAAACTTAAACAGCCACTCTAAGAACCGGTTCACAACAAGGCGTTCTTTTTCAGATTGAGCGTCAATAGCCGACTGAACTGCTTCATCGTACTTTCCACTGTTCAGTACCATTTCCTTACCAACGAGACGGTCGTACTCGACTTTAGTTTGCTTCGAAACGTCCATCAACTGATCTTCCGTAAGAGCAAGTTCCATCTCGGGATAATTCATGGCTTTTCCATTTGGTACAGCCTTTTGATACATTTCAAGAAGGAACCTGTTGTGCAGTTGGTCAGTGGTGAAATTGTCAGGGAGTGACCCTACCTGACGTTGTTCAAAGAAATCATCCTTTTTCACAGGTGTGGCAAGATGGGTTTCATCGGTAGTGAACTCATTCTTCATTTGAAATAGAAAGCTAACCATTGTCGTGGTAATAAGTTTCTTTAGATACTTTTCTCTTAGATTACTAACAGAGCCAAGTACAATTTTGTTTGTAGATGCTGTACCCAGAGCTTTGAATGGCTGAGACTCCTTAAAGAGCGCATCGATCTGTTCCTCACTTAACGAGGCCAGTTTATCATCGATATCTGCTCCAGACTGGATTTCTTCAAGTAGCGAATTAAGTAAATCTTTAGACATGCTTTGTGGCGATTCGTTGTAACACGTATATTCAACACATGGTGTATCGAATATACACGAACCGTAAACAATGATCACAGCTAATACTTCATTTGAGCATGTGATTCATAATATCCAAGAGCGCGACCGTATCATTCACGAAACCAACAAAATGGCTTTAGCGTTGTTGAGTAACTTCGACCATCAAAGCGACAACATTGCAATCTCGCATTACGCTCTTGCTACGATTCACAATCGCATCGTAAGTTTGTACAACCACTACAATCTTACGATTGAGCGCTTCAACATCGGCATCATCTCCTTTGTATCCGACTACTACTCCATTATCGACGAACACACGGACCAGTTTCATTCAAAGTTTTTGCACACGTATTCATCACATCGAGGTCACTACAATCCAATTCTTTCTGAGCTCGATGATAATAAGTTCGACATTACAGAACTTGTTACCATTTTCGAAGAGCATTGTTTTAAGTTTACATATTTCAAGGTCCATACCAACGCGTCTCATCTTCGTCGCGCGCGTGAACGAACGTGGATTATCTACCAAAAGCTAGCAAATTTTATTGCTTCCGAGCGTGTATATGATTGCTCCGATCTTTTGATGTATGAGTTTGAAACGATCACGACTAGCTTCGCTCATTTTATTGAGACAAGTAACAAACGACCAAAAGGTGCCCACAGTGTTGACAGTTTTAGCGAATGTGTGGAGCTCATTAACAAACTAAAACACTCGATTCAGAAGTTCAAGAACATTAAACTAGAATTCAAACCGTCAGAAGAGATCTTAGATTATTGCGAGTGCGGGCATTTAATGCAAGTCATGGCAGGTTCAAGCGAAATGGTATGTAATCAGTGTGGATACTTGTACGAGCTCAAAGGAACTGTGTTTGACGACAATCAGTTCTATAGTCAGGAAGGAACCCGATACAAACACGCTGGCTACGAGCCGAGCAAGCACTGTAAGGCATGGCTTGAGCGGATTCAAGCTCGCGAAACAAACACCATCACTGATTTACAGCTAATGAAGATCGAAATTTGCATTCGCCGTGATGGTATTACGAATAAGAAGCGGCTATCAATCGAGCAGTTGCGCCGCTACTTAAAAGACACAGATCTTACAGAGTTGAATGAACATGTAGCTTTGATAAAACGACTCATCACGGGAATTACTCCTCCGCAACTTACATACGCAGAGACGCAGGCAATCACGAACTCCTTTTCAAAAGCTGTCAAGGCATACAACATCATTCGGCCTCGAAACAAATCGAATATGCTCTTTTACCCGTTTTTGTTGTGGAAGCTAATCGATATGCATGTGACAGATTACTCAAAGCGCAAAAGCTTGCTTTCGTTTATTCATCTTCAAGGCACACAGACACTCATCCAAAATGATCAGATCTGGCACCAAATCTGTGGGGTCACGCCTGGTTTCCACTATCGCCCCACAGATCGTTACGAATACTTAGATTGAGAAGACGCAATCTAAGTATTCGTGAGGCGTGTATCCACCTTGAGCAACCGGCTGGCGGATATCCGCCAACCGGTAATCTGCACGTTGCTCGCGCTCTCGGTCGCATTCACGGACCAGTAAGATGGCGGACTCAGACGACGCGAATAGAGAGCACAAGCGAAGTAAGAACGACGACGAGTTGGTTTTTTGGTTTGGGTTATTGGATGAAAAAAGGTTTGCGCATACAGTACAAAGTGCACCAGTCGACCTTGAAGAAGCGCAGTATTAAGGAACCGCTGCATCATCTAACACATCGCAGAAGCGATCAACTTCGTCTTCCGGGACCATCATTGAAGTCAAATCATCGTCTTCCGCATCCATCTTTTGAATGTCTTCGAAGATGCTTTCATCGACATCCGCGCTCATGTTCTGTGTCTCCGAGAGAACTTCGTGGAAGATTGACTGCAATTCTTCACGGCGAAACCACTTATTCTCTTTCCACACGCACGCGAGAGTGGTAACCTTAACTGGAATGTCTTGGGCACTGATCTGGCGAGCTGGCTGCGCGTGCTCCATCTTCAATCGAGAAATCTCTTGCGTCACATCAGACAATCTCTTCGAACTGATATAATCAGTAAGACTTGGCTCTTGAAGGAGCGTCAACGCGGTATAGACTTCTTCATCTTGGACTAGTTTTGGCTCGCGAATTGATGGCCACTCACGTTGCCAATTGCGTGATGTACGCTCCTCGCGCGGTAGAAGCTTCTGCTGAGCATTGTGAGCTGCAACATCTTGCTTCAGCCGTTCTTGGAGCACTTGATTACGAGCACCGATCTGCGCGTTTAATTCGCGTTTGACTGACTCGGGGTTGGTCCACGCGCGTAGATTGTACGAGTATTGACGGTCTGCTTCTTGGCGCTCGTGTTCCAATGCATTGATACGATCTTGTACCGCGATGTTGGCTTCTGTTTTCATCAATGAAAACTCTGCGTTTGCTTGCTCGGCTGCTTCGTTCAAACGTTCTTGTACTTTAGTCACCACATTGTTGCGGTAATCAATCGGATTCGCGATATACGTGAATCCCATCAAGACGCTGCGGCGTTCGTTTCCTTTTTTTGACTCGACCGTCTTCTCAACATAACGACGCTGGCCAGCGATAATGCCAAAGTGATACATCGCTGCGTTCGTGGACCGGTCGCGGCCTTTCTTGGTCGTGATCGCGAATCCGTGGCATAGATCTTCGTTCGAGGGATCTTTGGTTGACTTGAGACTCTTCTGGTCAGCATAACTTCGCATCTTCCAAAACTCGGTCGCCATCGAATTCACACGACGAATGACTTGCACGTTCGTGATACGTTCACTCTTGAGCTGAGCGTTTGCGAAGTCCAGCTTGCCACTCGCGGAGTCGAGTTTCTGGTTCGCCTTCTGAAGATCAGCACTCTGAGAGTCGAGTTTGGTTCCCATCATTTGCATGGCAGTCAGGATCTCATCTCGGAAGTTGTCGTGCGTTACTTCCATGCGACGGGCCTTGTGGTCACTTTGGTACTGGCTGTAGATCGCAGACAGCTCGAGTTTGAGTGAGAAATACTCGGAGAAACGATCGTCGTTGTACGCACGCTGAAGCACCTTACACAGACCACGTTTGGTGATCATATACTTGGTCGTGTGATACGTCTTACCACTCTTCACCTCATCACAGTGGTAAATCTCACACTTACTGTTCTGGAAGATTCGCGTTGAAATGTCTTCGGAGCCGTTGGTATTGATATCATTGTTGTCGTTGGCATCATGCGGAAGAACGTTGGCTCTTACGAGTACACGCCTAGTCTTGTCGGAATACCCGGCCGAAGATATCACTCCCAAAGTCTTCAGTACTTGCTCAGCGTCGATGCAGTACCCATCTTCGAGAAGAACATATTCGGTGAGCTTGTCTTGGATGGATGTCTCTAATCCAATTTCTTCGAACAGCGGCGCACACAGGCCTTCAATATCACGAAGAGTGAGGGCTTCCGCTTTGAAGATTTGGGTTTCGAGAAGATGACACTTGAGCGAATCGGTACTTGAGAAGGCAGTCATAGCTGTGCAGCGAGCTGGCAAGTTGCAAAGTGAAAGTGATCAGTTGTCCTTGGCAGTCGCCACTTGGTCGAAGCGTCGCCGAAGGCAACTCCCCCCAACCGGGGGGGGGCGAATCCAACGAAGCGTCGCCCCCCCCCCCCCCCCCCAAGCGGGAGGGGGGTCAATTACAAGCGAATCAAAGTGTGAACTGCTGGGCAAATCCAGCGTCGCCCCCCCAAGCGGGAGGGGGGGGTCAATTACAAGCGAATCAAAGTGTGAACTACTGGGCAAATCCAGCGTCGCCGAACAGTCGGACTTCAAGGTATTTTATAGGTACTTCGATACATGTGTGGGGGGGGGGTCAAATCCCGTTTTTACAGTATCCGACGGATAGTAAGAAAAAAATGACATCATTTGATGCCAAGGATGAGTTTTGATAATATACCATCAGCATCATTCATTGACAACATCGACAAGAATAATGTCGCAGTCAATTCTCCAGAATGGATATGCAATCTTACTGGCCAACACATCAGACATGGATCAATATTTGTTGGCAAAAGATCAGCTATTAACTCGTTTGATGGAAATCAAAGATGAAAAAACAAGGGCTCGTGACGAGGCAATCTCGGATCGTCAGTCTCAGATCGACAAAATTAATCTGTACGTCGCAAAACTCATGGTGGGAGGCGCTAGTATTAGCGAGATTGAAAAATATACCACGCTAAAAAGTCAGCTAGAACTCCAGGTCATTCGATTGAATAGTCAAAATATTTATCCGACGTACGATGATGTCCGTCGTACACACGCTTTCTTCGTGAATACAACGTTCCGTCCTCTCGTATCGGTCGCGTATGGATATTCCACCGTGAATACGACTCCATTGCCGCTTTTTGGATCGTCTACTCGTCTAAAAATTCCTCTCTACGGAGACTTCATCACCGATCAAGCAATTCATTTGAAAATTTCTTCATTAACAGCAACGCATGACCAAAATCGCGTTCGCTGGTTCGACTTTATTGGTCACCGTATTATCAAAGAAGTACGTTTAGTAATGGATGGAGTAGTATTAGACCGCTATGGTAGCGAAGAGATGGAGATGTATTTCCGTTTTCATGTGAGTCAAAATCAACGCATTGGGTGGATGCGATGTGTAGGTCAAGAAACGCCTCGGCAAGCTATCTTCATTCAGGATCCGGAGAATCAACTTTCACGTGAATATAAGCTAATCTACGATGGTTTCCAAACCCCGAAGCAAACGCACGGCAAACTCGATTTGTACATCCCGTTATTATTCTGGTATAATCTGGATCCAGGATTCGCGATTTCAAATTGGAATATGACATATGACAAGTTTTGGATTGAGATCGATTTTACTACATTAGATGAGTGTACGACAATTATTGATTACGCCGGAGATGGTGGCAAGTTTGTCGAACCGAAGATTATCGCGTGCGATCTTGTGACGAATCATGTGTATACCACACCTGAAGTCGCTGAGCTGTTCAAGCGGCGTTCACAATTCAGCATCGTTCGGATTCACAAGCGTGTCGATCGTATTCTTAACAAGGCGTTTGACATGGTTAACATTGGTGACATCAAGTTAGCGGTCGAGAGTTTGTATATTCGCTTCCGTCCAGTGGCGAACGATTCCGACGAGAACCGAGCGGAAACATGGCGAGTCAATGATGTGAGTACGTATAGTGAGATTCAGTATGCCTCGATTATCTCTATCGCTGGGACCACGTCCCTCGCGTATACGCCAGCCTACTATTACCAATCATCACCTATTATGGATACGATTTCGCTAATTTCGAATGACTCTGTCATCTACGATCCATCGCCAGGTCTTTTCTATAATTCCTACATACCTCTACGCTTTGGAGGTGAACGCGTTATTACGCCAAACGATGAGGGTGCGTTCCTGATGACGTTTAGTATGTTTCCTGGAGAAGCACAACCAAGTGGATACCTCAACTTCAGTCATTCGAGAGATCAGTACATTAGTTATGTTAGTTCCTTTATCGACATTGATAACCCTGTTACGATGTCTGTATGTGCAACATGTATAAACTTTTTGGTTATGACCGATGGGGGATTGTCAATGCGCTACGCCACATAAATGGCAAGTCGTTGCATTTCCAACTACCCGAAGTATAAAATATACCAAGTAAGTATGATCACATCAGGAACGATGATAAACGTGAAAATGAATGCGATTCAAACGCAAATGGCGATGCTAACTGCGTTGGTCTCCACGCTACAGAATCACATCAAGTCGCTAGAGACGCGAATCAATCAGTTTAAGCCTTCTACAGAAGACGCATCCCCGTCGTCGGCATTACCCCTGTTAGTGGTAGCACCAGTGGTTCCAATGAAGGGTAAACTAAATGACGAGTATGATACCGACGAAGAGCCACTTGCATCGAATCCATCAAATATCAAGCCTCGAATTCCTCGGAGTGATTTTGTGTGGATAGATAATGGCGATGATAGTGATAGTGATCGTGATGGAACAAATTCTGGATACGACAGCGATGACTGAAAGTTAACTTCGCCGTCTGCCGTCCGGCGCCCGCCGTTTCAGTTTTGTTCGCTTTTTTTGTCTTTTCCAAATCGACCCCAAGTCTGTCATTTTTCAAATCACTCCGAAGTCACCCAGACCTCACGCACAATGTCGATCAACGTTGTTGACCGACGTGGAATTCGAATTCCTCTCCAGTTGGAGACGATTTCGGAGCGCCTTAAGCAACTCGCGAATATGCATCCTCGTTTGTCTGTGAGCACGGACATGATTGCTGTGAAGACCGTCTCGGCTTTGATTGATGGGATTCTAACAAGCGAGATCGACCACATCAGTGCAGATATTTGTGCTTCGATGATTATTGATGATCCCGACTACGATTCTCTCGCAGCCCGAATCACAATTAGTGATCTTCACAAGAATACGTCCGACGATTTGATGACATATGCAAGCGATTTGGTTTCGTATACATATCGCACTCAAAGCATTCGTATTCTCCACCCAAAAGTCGTTGCGTTCATAATGCGCTATACGACCCAGCTTTCCGAGGTAGTCGATTATGCAAAAGACTACGACAACAACTACTTCGGAGCCGTGACGCTCATCAAGTCCTATCTCTTGGCGTACAAGTACGACAATGATGTCAAGGTTGTCAAGGAGCGTCCGCAGCAAATGCTGTTACGAGTTGCTATTGGCATTATGATGCATTTGATTGAAGACGATGGCCAGGCATCGAAGGAGACGATCGCAGATGTACTAAGTACATACGAATTACTTGCAAGTCGGTACTATACGCACGCGACGCCAACCCTCTTCAATGCCGGAACCGTTAACCACACATTATCGTCGTGTTATCTTCTTGCAATCGATGATAGTCTCGACAATATTTACTCTCGGTTGACCGACATATCAAAGATCTCCAAGTTTAGCGGCGGTGTTGGTGTTCATGTGTCCCAGGTGCGAGCGTCTGGTTCGGTGATTGCATCCACCATTGGCCGCTCCGAAGGGCTAGTACCATTGATGCGAGTCTTTAACGAGTCGACGCGGTATGTCTCGCAAGGTGGCGGGAAGCGTAAAGGGAGCACCGCGGTGTACTTAGAGCCGTGGCATGCAGATATTATTGCGGCGATCATGTCACAGAAGCAACAAGGCGCCCCCGAACGTCTCTGTCGTGATCTGTTTCTCGCGCTATGGGTTCCAGATCTCTTCATGGTTCGTCTAAAAGAATGCCTCAAGACAAACACTACAGTGATGTGGTCACTGATGTGTCCGCATGAGTGCCCCGGACTTACCGATGCGTACGGTACCGAGTTTGAACAGCTGTATGAAATGTACGAGAAGGAAGGACGCTATCGGAAGCAAATCTCAATCAAGAAGTTGTGGGATCTAATTGTGACCACTCAGATCGAAACCGGCAAGCCGTATCTTATGTTTAAGGATCACGTCAACCGCAAATGCAACCAAAACAACCTCGGTGTGATCAAGTCTTCCAACCTTTGTGTGTCTGGATCGACGCCTATTTTGACCTTTGACGGATACATTCCGATTAAGCAACTCGATGGACTCTTCGCGACAGTTTGGAACGGACAGATGTGGTCGGAGGCATTGGTGCGTCAAACCGGGCAAAACCAAGAATTGTATCGTGTCTCGATGAGCGATGGCTCATTCCTTGATTGCACTGCCGAGCACACATTTTACATTCGTGATGACGATGGTCAGTTTGTGGCGAGAGAGGCAATTTCCCTCAGTGAAGGTGATGTCAGCGAGCAAGTGAGTCATTATCCTCTCATGGGTACTCTCGGCGTGTGCAGCGCGGCTGCGCCGAGCTCAGTCCCGTTCATGCAGAGTTCTTATCAAAGGTTCGCGTGGTTAAGCACAAGGCTCGATTTGGAAGCGATCCGATGTCTTCAAATCACATCGAAGGATATTGGTTGGCTGCGAGATATCAAACTCATGATGCATACGCTCGGTACCGATCCGTTCATTACGCAAAGCTCGAAAGGGTTCCATCTGCGATTCTCAAATCGGGATGCGTTGTTTATAGCGAAGGAAATGACGATACCAAGTAGTATCGGCTGCTTGTGGAAAGGTACAAACGTGTATAAACCACTGCTGACCGTTGTAAGCGTGGAGAAGCTTGAAGGCACACATGACACCTTTTGTTTCAACGAACCGAAGTTGCATCGCGGTGTCTTTAACGGGGTGTACACCGGCAATTGCTCCGAAATCACAATCTACTCCGACGCCAAAAGTGTTGGTGTCTGCAACCTCGCCAGTATGTGCTTGCCGCGTTTTGTAGAACAGGTGGGAGACGAGTTTCATTTCAATTACCAGCGGTTGTTTCAGGTGGTGCAACGCGTCGTTGTGAACATGAACAATGTTATGGACAGCAACAAGTACCCACTTGATCAAGCAAAGTATTCAGATGATAAGAACCGTCCAATTGGCATTGGAGTGCAAGGATTGTCAGAAGTCTTCATGATGATGCAAGTTCCATTTGACAGCAGCGTCGCTGTGCAAACAAACAAGATGATATTTGAGACGATGTACTATGCCGCATTGGTTGCTTCAAACAATCTTGCCATCACACATGGACCATACAAGACGTTTCGTACATCACCAACTGCCTCAGGCGTGCTTCAATTTGATCTCTGGGGCGTAGAACCTTCGTCAACATGGGATTGGGCAACGTTGAAAGCGAATATCATTCGACACGGATTGAGAAATTCGTTGCTCATTGCAATCATGCCGACTGCCGGAACAAGCATCATCTCTGGACATACAGAATCCGTCGAAGTGCCCCAAAGTAATGTCTTCACTCGTAGTACTCTCTCCGGTCGCTTCCAAGTGGTCAACAAGCACTTAGTACGGGAACTCAAGGCGTTGGGTTTGTGGACGAAGCAAATTCGCAACCAAATCATTGAGAATGAAGGATCCGTGCAGAACATTAAAGAGATTCCTGAGCGTCTCCGCGAAGTATTCAAAACCGTCTACGAATACAAGCTCACAACCTTCATCAAAATGTGCGCCGAACGCGAAGCCTTTGTTTGCCAAAGCGCGTCCAACAATAGATACTTGGTGGAGCCAGACATCGGCACGCTTACAATGATGCATTTATTCTCGTGGAAACAAGGACTCAAGACCTCGAGCTACTATTGCCGCGTGAAGCAACGCCAAACTGGAACGAAGTTACTTGACACGCTTAGTCCGACCACCGAAGCTGCCGATCTCGATGAAGAGGAATGCCTAAGTTGCACTGCCTAG